ATCTACGGGAAGAGTAAGGGTGTAGCTAGTGGCAATCGTACCCGGTGCTTGTAGGGCTACGTATTGACCGCCTGTGGTGTCTTGCAAACGCAGATCACCTTGGGCTGTAATATCGACTTGTGTGGCTACAAGCGCATTGACCTGTAACTTTTCAAAGACATTCGTCACAGTCGCTGAGGCGCCTGTGCCATCAAACTTAACCAGCATGTCCACGCCATTTGGAACTTCCACATCATTTGATGCGTTATATGTTCCTTGGAATAGGACAAGGGTTTGCCCCCCTCCTAGGCTGTTTCGGACAAAAACAATCTTCTCTGCGTCATTCGGGTCAAGTTGGTAATAGACTGTTCCGCCAAGATCTGTTGGGGAATAGAAATCAATAAACTTGTTTCGGCCGTCTGATGCAGAACCATTGGTGATTGTGAGTGCGTTCGGGCTTCCAGTGCTTCCTGTTGCGGCGACAGTGATCTGCACAATTCCGTTGATCGCTTGATCAATCAAATCGAGGTTTGTGTTTGTGGTGTTACCCCACGTGCCCGATTGTTCGCCTGTTGCAATCTTTTCAATGCCAAGGTTCGTAGTATATGTACTGGCCATCGTATGTCCTCTATGCCGCGATGTCTGTCCAAGACGGCGTTTGGTTTGTATTAATGTCTGAATATCCTGCTGTTTGCGATGTATTCACATCGGAATAATTCGGGCTTTGTGTAGTAATTATATCGCTCCACACCAGCGCCCTGCTGGTGTTTGTTACCAATACGATACCGGTCACTGCCGCAACAGATTCTGCGCTAACTGTAACCGATCCTAAAAGTGCATTTGCACTTATTCCGGTCACTGGAGCCAATGCTTCTGCGCTGACTGTCACAGACCCCTGAGTCATTGTGAGTAGTGCGCCAGTTGGTGACTCAGTAGCCTGCGCGGTAACCGAAACAGAACCGTCTTCGGTTGTTGCTTCGGACCCTGTCACTGCGGATACCGACTCTGCTGAGACGGTAACACTTCCCTGCGTGCTTGTGGCCTCTTCTCCTGTCGGAGAGGCCACAACTTCGGCTGTGACAGATACTGACCCTTGGGTCGTTATCAGAGCCTCTCCTGAAGGCGTAGAGACGGCCTCAGCGGATACTGTTTCGTTGCCTTGTGTTAAAGTGGCTTCAACCCCTGTAACGGAAAAATCAGCATCAGCTTTAGCAACGACTGTACCTACGGTACCAGTAGCCTCAACACCAGTGAGGCTAACGACTGCTGTACCTATAACAACAACGCTTCCAGCCGCACCGGTTGCTTCTGCACCGGTTACCAAAGCGTTTGCTTCCGCGATAACTGCGACGGTACCTAGCCCACTTGTTGCCTCTAGGCCTGTCGTAGAGACGTTAGAATCGGCTTTGGCGGTAACGGTACCTATAGCGCTAGTCGCTTCAACACCGGTAAGGGGAATATTAGCGTCTGCTTCAACAGCGGCTGTGCCGGCGGTAGTGGTAGCTTCAACCCCTGCAACGGAAATATTAGCGTCCGCTTCAACAGTAACAGAACCAACGGTTCCAGTGGCTTCAAGCCCAGTCGTTAGGACACTAGCATCGGCTGTGACCGCGACGGTACCCAGACTACTTATTGCCTCTAAGCCAGTAATGGGTGCATCTGCATCCGCACTTACTATTACAGAGCCAAGGCTTAGGGTTGCCTCGGCCCCTGTAGGGCTAACTACCGCTGTACCTGTAACAACAACTGTGCCTGCGGCACCAGTGACCTCGACGCCTGTGACAGAAGCCACTGCATCTGCTTCAATAGTGGCCGTGCCTACAGTAGAGGTGGCTGATGCACCCGTGACTGAAAAATCAGCATCTGCTTTAACAGCTACTGTGCCTACAGTAGCGGTGGCTGATACACCAGTGACTAAAACATTCGCTTCCGCTTCAACAGTGGCCGTGCCTACAGTAGAGGTGGCTGATGCACCCGTAGGAGAAACATTAGCATCTGCGGTAACGGTTAGATCGCCAATGGAAGAACTAGAAGATAATCCGGTAACCGGTACACCCGCGTTGGCGTTGACAACAACTGTCCCTACCGCACTGGTGGCTGATACGCCAGTGACAAGAACGGTTTCAGGGCTAGATAAACTAGCGCTCCAAGCGCCACTACCCCAAGTGCCCCTGCCCCAACCTTCGCCGGTAGTATTTTGGATATTTACATTGACAGCACCTATTTGTGCAGTCGCTGATTCCCCTGTCGGCTCAACAGTAATGTTCTGAACAGTGACAATAGTTGCGCTACCCAAGCCACTTGTTGCTGACGTACCGGTGACTGGGACGAGGGTGACCGCTGGGACACTAGTGACATCTAAATAGACGTATATCGGGCCGCAAGTAGCCCCGTTCTGAGCGGTAAAAAGGCTTAGAGTGCTTGTTGTTATTGTAACTTCAGGAGTTCGTAGCCAGAACCACTCGTCTGGAAAGCCTACTCCAGTGCCTGATGTTTCCGCGTAAAGATAAAAAGCTCCGCTATTACCGGACGTATTACCTGTTCCACTAGACGGTGTACCACCAGAGTCTCGGTTCCACCGCCCGGCGGTGGTGGCGGTTGCAATATTGCTCCAAGTTATGGCGTTGTATTCAGAGTTAATATCGTCTAAATCAGCTCCGGGACTAGGCTGATCAGTCGTTACTTGAAGAAAAACGCCACCAATGGAGTTGAAGTTGTCGGTTGGATTATAGGTAGTCCCCCCGATATTAAACGTGTCGAGTTGGGCGTCTCCAGTAAAAGAGCTACCCGACTGATAGAGCACAACCAGCCTAGCATCACAACCAATGTAGTCACTTATATCTGCTGTACGCTGTGTCCACGTAGAGTTGTTCTGCGCGGATACAGATATAAGCCTACCGGTAACCCCGACGGTTGGAGTAGGCATAGCCGATCACCTAGCTATGCAATTCTAAGGATTGCGTTAGATGCGTCAGCAGTTGGGAATTGAATTGTGAAGTCTCCACTAGTTGCCGTTTTATCTGACCCAAAGTCCAATACAATGACAGCCTCATCACTCGCGGCGCTGTCGTTATAGATCAACGCCCCGCGAGCTGTTAATGAAACCGCCGAGAAGACTTCGTCTTCAAAGTCCAGCAGAGCAGTTGTGCCAGATGCTTGAGGGAACGATGCCGTGGTTGTGAGCGCTTGCGGCCCTGAATAGTTTGTTCCAGTGGTGGACACCTCGTTAGTAGAGGTTGGGTCTGCCGCAGGATCTACTGGGGCAGTGTAGGCGGTTGTAGACGCGCCAAGGGTTGCGCTTGATGTGAACAACGCAATGTTGAATGTGTTTCCTGTGGACGGCGTGAAGTTGTGTACTCCCTTCATCAGTTCCACTTTAAAGCTCGTGCAGATCGCTTGCGATATAGCCATGGTTATAACCTCTTGATAATTTCTGCCATGTCTGCATGGCCTTGGTTTATGAATAAATTATACAGTGTTGTTCGTTCGGATTTTTGAGCATTGTAGAATGCTTTAACCAAGACAACCCTGAGGTTGTCTCTAAAGGCCTCTGCCTGCTGTTTGATCAGCGGGTGCGAGGATTCTGAGATACTGATAATCTTGCCGATTGTCATCTCTGCGAGTTCTTCGGGCGATAGACCACGTCCACTTGTTGTGGTGATCTTGACAAAGCCCGGGCTAAGTAGCGACTGTTCTGACATCATGTGACTGGTACCCTTGGTTCACCGTTTCTGTAGCTGTCGCGCCTGTTTCGGCCCTCTCCAAGCACATACAATTGCTGGAGCGCTTCTTCGTAGCGCTTTGCGTACAGATTGATCAAATCTTGTTCGCCCTTCATAAAGGTGTAAGCCTCAATGAGGACGCCATATAAGAGGGCTGATTCGGCGTTATCGCCATACCAGCTTGTCCCTGCTGTGACAATTGATTCGGGCTGGTAATAATAGTGCAATTGCACATTATATGACTGATCAGGAGTGGGCCCTAGTATAAAAGATGCGTTGTCAAACAACGCATAATACTGAGGCAACCCCTCTGTAGTTGTTTCGTTGTACGCTTCCCGGATAAAGTTCACATCCTTATTCAACAAGAACTCATATTCACCGTCACCGTTCAACACAGCCAGCGAAAAAACAGCCAAGAAGTCCGAGGGGGTCGATAGGAACCGATTCGATGCAGTCACGTTACCAGTTTGATTCCGGCGAAGGTTTGGGATCATGACGGCACGAGCCAATCGCTCCTCGGTTTGCTGTACAAACCGAGGAATCTGACTGACAAAAGTTGCCTCGTCGTTCTCCGTATAGTCCTGCACGGCCTGAACAAGTTGCGCGTAATTCATTCTGAGTCCTGATACAGGTTGTTAAATGTAATACTCGGGTCGGTGTAACTCGAGTGCCCTTCTGCGGAGTGAGCGAATTGACTTGGTCTAAAGTCAGGCGCCCCTTCTCCGGTTCTCCATAATGCTGGGCTAGTTGCCCTTACACGGTTGTTCGGAAGACCGACAATATTTCCTTCCCAAGGTCCAGAGGTGAGGTAAAGGACATGGGTTTGTTTGTGTTGGTCTGGGGAGTCTGCGATTTCATGCTCGGTGTAGTCCACTGTAAACATGTATCGGGCTTCGTAAAACTCTCCGCCAATTTTTGCCAGCCATGGGCTTGAGCTGACGCGATCCAAGACAACCACTGAGTGACTTCTGGATTCGCAGTCCCATGGTTGGCAGAGGTGGTCTTCCATTCGCTCGGGCCATTCATGTAAGGGAATGTCTGCGACCAGAGCTTGAATAGGCATTCGGGCCCACATGGCACCTCCATGCACGTTTTCTCCACCTTCGATGTCAATTTCGCATCCGGTGAAAACCACTTGAAAACTGAGTGATCTGTCAGTAATTGTGTTAACTGCAAAGGCAATTCCATGTATGAATTCGCCATGATAGTCCTCGTGATTACATGTAAATTCTTTGCGTACCCAGCATTTAAAGCTGGGCACGTTAGAGATTAAATAAGGCATTTAGCCTCCTCGGGTGAAATTTCCTCCTTTTGTTGCCGCGCCCATGCCGCGAGCAACACCACCCTTAGAGTATCCCTTAGTTTTTTTCATGGGTCCACCTTTGGCGTACCCCTTTGTTTTCTTAGTCATCCCGCCTTCTTTCATGGTCTTAGTGGGCTTCATCTCGCCACCAGCCATCTTCTTCATAGGAGTAGACTTGGTCATACCGCCCTTGGCCATCTTGCCCTTGCCGTCCGTCGCGAACTCCGGGACCATCTTCCCTGAATCTGGATCCTTGGCCATCTTCATCTTGCCACCTTGGGCATATCCCTTGGTTGTCTTCATTGCCCCGCCCATCGCGTAGCCTTTTGTCTTCTTCATGTTTCACCTCAAGTTACCGTGATTGTGACTGTGCCAGAATAAGTTTGGAGTGCGTTCGGGGGACCGAATGGCTCCAAGGTTGTTCCATTAAGTAATGGATATTGTATTGTCACGCCCTCAATGAACTTGTCCGGGCGTGGATCAAATAATGATTGAGGGTCAAAAATCTTGACCCGTCCTAAAAAGTTTTGCGGCTGGTCTGGATCCGTCACATCACGGCCAACACGAAACCCCGTCTTGACCCCGTCCTTGTATTCATAAACAAGATCCTTTAATGGATATCTAAATCCGGTCTTGTCGCAGAACCCGAAGGCATATTTTCCATTTGAGTACGCAGGCATTAGTAGCCCCCTATGTGTCCCATTGGGATAAAGCGCACTGAAGATTTGTCTCGGTCTTCTCCCGAGGCCAGCTCAAACTGGAACTCATATTCTTGCTTTAAGCCGGCCACTCGGTCGTTGACCTCTGGCCGTTTCATCGCAATGTAATAAGCAAGACCACTGACAAGGCAAGGCACAAAACGAGGAGGCACGTCTGCCGATCCCGTAATGCCTGAGGCAATGCCGTCAATACCTTTGAGGCGATAGTATGCCAGTGTATATGACTCAGACGAATCAGGTACCGGCCATAATGTAACTGTTGTTGAAGAAGCAAGACGGCGAATGAAGCCTTGGACCGGGCGGCCTGTTGTATTTTTGTTAGTTTGTTGTGAATACGTTGCAACACTGATTCTCTCCACGTGCGTATCTGTTTGGCTGGAACCCGATCCAGTGCGTAATGACATCTCAAGCATGTCAATGGTATCTGATGGTAGCGTATAAGTTGCCGTCCCAGATGTCAGTGAGATAGTGCCGGGTTCAATTGTCCAGAGATTGAGTCCTCTGTTTTGCCATTCTAGGGTGAGCAGGTTTAAACTTCTTCGGGCGGTCTTTAAATCGTAACCGGAACGAAGCTCGAGCCCTGCGCGCTCGAACGCTTCTTCAAAGATTTCTGGTAGATCAGGGGTTACGACTGCCATGGCTTCCTCAAAAGTGCAAATGCACTATTTCATTTTACGGTGTTGCGCTGTTTTTTGAGCAACCTTTTTAGGCTGTTTTACAAACTGTTTGCCCTTTTTGGTACCCTCGCGCTTGGCTTTCGTAGTAGCCGCATACTCTTTGTCCGAAAGCGCCTTGATAGCACTCTCCGGTAGATAGCGCTCCCCGGTAGCTTTGGGGCCTTGTGTAGATGGCTTTCCACTCTTGGTTCGCCATTTCTGTTCGGTCCATTTTTTCAAGGACTTCTGCGGGGCTTTCATGAGGTGTACCCACCACCTGAGTCTTTGTAGCGCTTGGCAAGCATTTGTGCTTTACGGGCTGACCACTGCCCGGGTGCTCCGCCCTTGCCGCCTGCTTTAATCTCATTAAAGATTCGCTTACGCATGGTTGGCTTTGTATAGTTTCCAGCTTCATTAACACGACTCTTCTTGACCTTACCGCCTTTTTTCATGGCCGTTGTGTTTCGGCCACCTGTTCCGTCATCAGTGTTTCGGGCGGATCGAATGATTTCAAGATCACCTAGATCGTTGCCTGAAGACATAAACCCGCCACCAGCCATCTTCTTAATTGAGTCTTTTTTTGTCGGTATACGATCACCTGTTAATTGTTTGCCCATTTGAGACCTTGAAATCATTCTTTTGGCAAGAGGGCTTCCGCCTCTTCCTCTGGAGTGGTTGTAAATGGGTATCCAATTGGTTGTGTTTGTACTGGGTATTTCGGGCCAATGATGCTTCTAATTCCTCTTGACGCCTCGATTTCTTCGGGCGTCATTTCCCCAATAGGTTGTAGGTATGTTGGCATGTATGACTGCAACTCTTTAGTTGCGTAGCTGTCTGCAATCTCTGGCGACAGCGTGTAATAACCAAAGTCCCTTGCAAAATCAAATGGGGACGTGATTGCCGGCTCGCGATACGTCAGGTCTTGGGTCGGTGTAAAGGTTGTTGGTTCACCAAATGCGTAAGCGGCTGGTGTGTATTCCACAGGTGCAACCGCATCATCATCATCATCAGAGTAATAATCCTCAATCAGCTTGACGATAGGATCCGGAAGGAGATTAATGTCAATTGTTGTGGGGCCAATATTAACGTCAGAATAACCACCCAGACCACCCTGACCACCCTGACCGCCCTCGCCACCCTGACCGCCTTGACCGCCTTCTGCGGTTGTGGGGCCAATTGTTGTAGGGCCAATTGTCGTTGGGCCAATATTAACGTCAGTTGTTGTTGGGCCGGCATTAACATCAGTTGTCGTTGAATCTGTCCCCATGGAGGTAATTGCCGTCCAGTTATTTGCGACCGCTAAATCCGCAAACTCACCCGGAGTGCCGACAAAAACATCAACCACTCCATCTGGTGTGTAGTATGGGATATATGTATCCATTGACATGTCAGTCCCTGTTGTTATGTCAGTCCCTGTTGTTGTGTCAGTCCCTGTTGTTATGTCAGTCCCTGTTGTTG